TCCTAATCTAACTATTACAAGAGTTGATATTGATTCTGATAAAGATATGGTTGAACAATATAATATTCAATCAGTTCCTACTTATGTAATTCTAAAAGATGGCAAAGAAGTAGATCGTATCATTGGAGCAAAGCCTAAGTTTGCTTTCTTAAAGAGAGTGTTCCCAGAAAATGACTGAGATTATCTTATTAGCAATATTAGTAACAAACCTATTTATTCTTAATGAAATCAAAGAATATATATTAGATCAAAAGTCTAAAGAAAAAGAAAAAGAAACTATCCTTAGAAAGGGATTAATGTAATGGCAAACACACTAGAACTATTAGTTCAAGAATTACAAAACCGTATTGGTCAAATTACTAGCCAATATGAAACTCAGATGGCTATCCTAAAGGTACAGGCAAATGAAGCACTACAGGAAAAAGATGAAGAAATCCAGCAGCTTAAAAATGGAAAACTTCATATTGAACCTAATAAGAAAGATAAGTAGTGGGAAAGCATTACGACAAAGTTGCAAAAGCTTTAGAAATTAGAATCAACAATGTCCCTAATAGAGGTGGGTATAATAAGCCTGGATCTATGAATAAGAAAAAAACTGGTTACGCTAAGAATCGTTAATCCAGCACAGTCCCCAATAGCTCAATCGGCAGAGCGTCAAACTGTTAATTTGAATGTTCCTAGTTCAAGTCTAGGTTGGGGAGCAGCAGTATATGTTTGTCAGTTGCATATACTCCCACATGTTAAGTGGCATGGCAAACTGACTTACCCTTCGTAGCTCAATGGATAGAGCACATCGTTTCTACCGATTAGGTTGGGAGTTCGAATCTCTCCGAAGGGACAATGTATAACTAAATAATCAGTCTTTTAACTCTTACTATGCTAGGATAGATATATAGCATTTTAAGGGGAGAAAAAAAATGAATATTTATAAGACAATTGTTGCATGTATTATTGCTTTTGCACTAATTTTGTCAACATCAATTACTGCAAATGCAGAAGAATCTGTTAGAAAAAAGGCTGACTTTAACCAATCTATTAAAAAAGATACATGGGTAACTCTTAAGTTTAAAGGTAATAGCCACCTAAAAGGTAATGGCAATAGGTCACTATTTTGCTACCAATCATCAGTAAAAATGAAAGGCAAAAAGAAACCCAAATACGTTAAGCTAAGACTGGTTAGACTTAAGGGTGGTAGCAATGATTCAACAGCTACTAATACATACTATGTAGGATCAAAGCCAAATAAAACCTTAGTGTTTTCAAATTGTTGGGTAATTGAAACAAATTCCCCAGTAGTTGTACAAATTAGAATTACTGGTGGGAGCAAGTCTTACACCTCAGATATGAGACAGTTCAAGATGTGGACTCCAGGTGCAGACTATCCTGCAGATTTTTCTGACTTTATTCTAGAGGGTACACTTTAGGATATAATAAAGGTGGGAATTAATCCCTAATTTATTATGAAAAGAGTGATTATTAATGGGTCTACCTATTAAAGGTGGTAAGGTTACAACACCTTACAAGAAGCTTGGAAAGATGTGGTCTAAAGGCTATCACACAGGCGTAGATTTTGCTTGCAAAGAAGGAACTGACATCATTGCAGTTGCAGATGGCAAGATTGAAAATGCTACCTGGGGTGCCAGCTATGGTACACAATTAGTACAAAAAGTTGAAGGTGGCTGGGTAATCTATGCACACCTTTCAAAGGCTCTAGTTAAGGCTGGAGATAAGGTAAAAAAGGGACAGCACATTGGCGAATCTGGTAATACAGGTAACTCCTCTGGTCCTCACTTACACTTTGAAATGAGAGATAACATCAGATGGAGTGCTGGTAAGGACATTGATCCTGCCAAGGTTCTTGCATCTTAATTAAATAGTTTTAGCCCCTGACTTGATTTTGTCAGGGGCTTCTGCTATACTGTTACACATGAGTGAATATGTATCATGGAAGGCTGGAGATCCAAAAATAAAACCAGCACCGCAGAAAATACGTCCTAAGACATGGACGCAGTTAGATTTTGGAGCACAAGATTCTATTGTTCCAAAAACCACAGGAATTGCAAACTGGGCTTTTTACATTAATGTAACAGAGCTTGGTGGTGCAACTGATATGAAGATTCGTTTTACTAGAGATATTGGAACTAAGGAAGCAGACTTTACAGGTCAAAGAATGCTTGACTTAAAATTAGACAATATTCATAGCGGAACATGGTTCTTCAAAGCAAATAAAGGACAGCCAGTAGGTCTTGAAATTTATCACGCAGGTAAAACAGATATGACAGTTACTACCCGTGAATTCAAGATGTGGATTCCATAATAGTATAATATACTAGGGGATGAAAAGTTTCGACTGTATGTGGAAACTTATACACCAGCACAAGAGAGTTACTTGTAAAACTAAATAAATATAAACGGCACAACACAAAATGCCCTCGCTTTAGCTGCATAATCTAAAGCCGTCTGACGACTAGATAGGAACAGAAAGTCGTGTATGTAAGAAAATGCAAGAAAAGGCTAGACAATATTGCTGTGTAAGTGTATAATTGAAAACATATAGGACTGCGGTGCAAATCCGCACATCTCCACTAAGGATTTTAATGGACAAGGGATTTCAATACGATTTCTTTGCAGAAGAATGGTCACACGTTTGTGGTGCCTGTAAAACTGAATTATATGCTCCAACTAAAAAACATATGGAAGGTAACTTCTGGTTACACACCCACTCAGATGACTGTCTTGGAGGATGGTAATGAATAAAAAAGAATTAGAAGACTTAATCTATTATGAAATAGATGAAGAGATTCTGCTTATGGATGGCTTTGAAGAAGCCTTCATTGGTTTTTCTAGACGATGTGGTCAGCCAACATTAGCAACATACTCTTTTGAAAAAATGTTGCAGGTACTAATTGATCGTGACGGAATGGACGTAGAAGAGGCTGCTGAATATATTTCTTACAACTGTGTGGGTGCCTGGATGGGTGAACTAACACCAGTTATTTTGTATGAATATGGAGATCACAATGGCTAAAGAAATACCAACTAAAAGTTACTTTATTAAATCAACAGATGAGCTAACAGAAATTTTTGTAACAGGATTAAGAACCTATGTTAAAAACCGTTTAGGTGAAACTGAAATGCATATGGAAGATTTTGCGGTAGAAGCAGCAAACTTTGCTGAATGTTTTTATGCTACAATGACTGCATTGCCAAAGGATAATTCTTGAAGTTTTCACACTCAGTTGCTGAGATATTAATTTTAACCTTTGTAGCATTAAACTGCTATGTAAATGTAAGAAGATATATATGGGATAGGAGGAAGCGTAATGGAATTTGAGCTTCACCACGAAAAGGATGCTGGTCCAGTAGTCCGTTGGTTTGCAACAAAACTACTAAGCATCATGCATAAAATAGAAAAACCCCTATATGACTATGCAGATATGTATACAGCAGTGTGGGATGATTATGAAGATGAAGATAGCCTTTCTGTGCCACACAATCAAATGGGAATATTTGACAACCTAGAACCTTTGCCACAATTTAATCACCTAACAGAGGACTTAATTTAATGTCTGAAAATGAATATTATTACAGGGATCAAATGCGTGAACTGCAAAATGTAAATATGTTTGTAAGAGTAAATACTTTAAGAAGTATTTTGAATAAACTTGAATGGATTAAAGAAAATGATGGAAGCATAGATCATGCTATTGAATTTATTAAATCGGAGTTAAAGTGATACAAAAAGTTTTAAGATACGCAGAACATTTAGGTTTAGATAAAGAAGAGTTATTAGAAATGACAATGTTAGAAGCAATGTTATTAATTGAACAAACAAAAGACATGTGGAAGGAAGTAAAACAAATTGGGTAAGCATCATGATAAAGTTGCAAGAGCATTAGAAATTAGAATTAGAAATGTTCCTAATAGGGGTGGATACAACACTCCTGGATCAATGAATAAAAAGAAAACTGGATATAGCAAGTCAAGATAGCTTGACATTCAACTATTAGTTGTGTTAGACTAGAATAATGCGTAACAAAACCTTGGTTTTGTTTGCCCTTGTTGCGGTTAGTGCGTTTATCGTATCCCTACCAGCAAGCCACAATCAAACCAGTGCTAATGCACCGCAAAATGTAGAAAGTTTACACACCGTTAATGAAAGTATTAAGGCTGATAAACTTGAGACACATAAAAAGAAAATAGATAAAGATGAAATTAGAGAAAGCGAAAAGCCCTCTAGATCAAATAACAGAGAAAAAGTCTCTGACTCAAATGTAGAAGCTAACAAATCTTTTGCAAAATCCTATATGGAGTCAAAATACTCTTGGGATAAAGACCAGCATTCCTGCCTAGTGAATCTATGGAATCGTGAAAGTGGGTGGAGGCATACTGCTGACAATCCAAATTCAAGTGCCTATGGCATTCCACAATCCTTGCCAGGAAGTAAAATGGCAAGTGCTGGGGCAGATTGGAGAACAAATCCAGAAACACAAATTAAATGGGGTCTAAAGTATATTAAGCATAGATACGAGACTCCCTGTGGAGCATGGAATGCATTCAAGCAAAAAGGCTGGTATTAATTTACTAGTTTAGTTAGATGTCCTGAGTACAGACATTAAACTGCTCACCATAATTTAGTGTAG